ATGACGAAGACTACGATGAGGACGCCGAGCACGGCGACTCCGGGGGTGATACTCTGATGCATTCCAACATCTTCGAGGGCGACGCTCGTAACCTTATGGGCCCGCACCTCTCTCACGCTGATGAGGAGCAGATCTTCGCCGAGGCTCGTCAGCCCGGCATGACGCTCCGAACCGCTGTCCTGGCTCACGCCGCAGACTACGGTATCAAGAACCCGGAGCTGCTGTTCCCGGACGCCACCAACCTGGACCCGGAGCCCCAGCGCATCATGCGCGAGAACTCTTGGGTTTCCAAGGTTCTCCAGGGCGCCAAGCACTCCCCCTTCTCCCGTGTCAAGACTCAGTGGTCCAACCTGACCGCTGACGACCTGCGGGCCAAAGGTTACGTCAAGGCCAGCCGGAAGAAGGACGTCGTCTACGAGGTCGCCAACCGGAAGACCGAGCCGACGACCGTTTACAACAAGACGAAGATTGACCGTGACGACGTCCTCGACATCACCACGTTCAACGTCGTCGCCTGGATGCAGCAGAACCTGCGCCTAGCCCTCGAGGAGGAGCTCGCTCGCGCCGTCCTGATCGGTGACGGTCGTGAGGTGTCTAACCCCGACAAGATCAAGGAGACCAACATCCGTCCTATCTGGAAGGATGACGAGCTGTTCTCCCACAAGGTCCTTGTCGACAAGGATGCCAAGACCGAGGATGTCATTGACATCGTCCGCCGGTCCCGGAAGTTCTACAAGGGCTCCGGCATGCCGGTTCTGTTCACCACGAACGCCTTCGTCTGCGACATGCTCGAGATCAAGGACATCAACAAGCGGTACATCTACGAGACCAAGCAGGCCGTTGCTAACGCTCTGAACGTCTCGGATGTCATCGAGGTTGAGGTCATGGAGGGCGCCAAGCGCGAGGTCGCCGGCAAGACCCAGAACCTGCTCGGCATCATCGTCAACATGCAGGACTACACCCTGGGTGCTGACAAGGGCGGCGAGACCTCCTTCTTCGAGCAGTTCGACATCGACTTCAACCAGCAGAAGTACCTGCTGGAGGCTCGTTGCTCGGGCTCGCTGACGAAGTACAAGTCCGCGATCGTCATCGAGAAGGCTACGGCCTGATCCGGTCAAAATGGCAAGATTCTTCGGAAGCATAGGTTACGGGCACGCCGTCGAGACAACGCCGGGAGTGTTCGAGGACAAGATCACGGAGAGGGAGTACTACGGGGACGTGAACCGTTCCCAGAAGCAGTACGACAGCGAGCCGAAGGTTCTCCAGAATCTCCGACTCAACAACGAGATCTCTATCTTGGCCGATTCTTACGCCGAGGAGAACTTCTTCGCCATCAAGTATGTGAGATGGATGGGGGCGCGCTGGGTCGTCACAAACGTGGAGGTCCGCCGCCCCCGTCTCATCCTCAACCTCGGAGAGGTGTACAATGGCCCAACGCCTTGAGTTCCATCAGAAACTCGTCGAAGCGCTGGGCTCTAGGAACGTCTACTTCCAACCCCCGGAGTCCGTCCAGCTCACCTACCCGTGCATCGTGTACGAACGGAGTCGAGCCGACTCGAAGTTCGGGGACAACGCCAATTGGATGTACACGCCGCGTTATTCGGTCACCCTCATCAGCAGGAATCCCGACGAGCCGGTACTGGACGTCCTGGCCGACATGCCTATGTCCACCTTCGAGAGGCACTTCGTCTCGCACAACCTTCATCACGACGTGTTCAACATCTACCAAGGAGTATAGATGGCAGTCCTCACATGGGACGAGACGGGCAAGAAGTTCTATGAGACTGGTGTGGACCGTGGGGTCCTCTTCCCCGTCAACCCCGCCACTGGCGCTTACAGCAAGGGCGTCGCCTGGTCGGGTCTCACCAACGTGACTGAGACCCCGTCTGGTGCGGAGCAGACCGACCTGTACGCGGACAACATCAAGTACCTCTCTCTGACCTCGGCGGAGACGTTCGAGGGCAAGATCGAGGCCTACACCTACCCGGACGAGTGGCTCCAGTGTGACGGCTCGGCTATTGTCGACAAGGTCGTCATCGGTCAGCAGGAGCGTTCCTCCTTCGGCCTGGCATACCGCACCATCAAGGGTAACGACCAGCAGAAGAACAACTACGGCTACAAGCTGCACCTTCTGTATGGTCTGGCCGCCTCCCCTTCGGAGCGCTCTTACGGTACGATCAACGACTCCCCTGAGGCGATCACCTTCTCGTGGTCCTTCAAGGGCACCCCGGTGAACGTTACCGACCACAAGCCGACCTGTGTCGTTACCCTCGACTCCAGCGTCATCGGCAAGAACGGCATGACCGCCATCGAGAAGCTGATCTGGGGCGACGGCGCTAACGACGCCAAGCTCCCGACTCCTGACGAGGTCATCGCCGCCGTCAAGGCTGCTGGCTGACAACTCCCACGGACCCCGTGATACGCTCCGGGGTCCGTGGTGACCCCAGGGAGGAACGAATGCTGACGATTCACGTCGTTGGGGATGAGCTCTATGACGAGGATCGTAACGAGTTCATTAATGGATTCGAGGGCGACCTCGAGCTTGAGCACAGTCTCGTCGCTCTGTCAAAATGGGAGTCAAAGTGGCACATTCCATACATCGGCAACGAGAAGCTCACCGAAGAGCAGGTCGTGGACTACATCAAGTGCATGACTCTGAATGACGTCGACCCCGTCGTCTACTCGCACTTGTCCATAGACAACGTGAAACGGATTCGAGAGTACATCGAGGACTCGATGACGGCAACCACATTCGTGGAAGCTGAGGGATCCAGCCCCAGCCGAAACACTATCACGTCAGAGCTGGTCTATTACTGGATGGTCGCTCTCCAGATTCCGTTTGAGTGCCAGCACTGGCACCTTCATCGACTTCTCACACTCATTCGAGTGTGCAATGTCAAGAACCAACCCGACAAGAAGATGTCGACCGCCGCCACGCTTCGACAGAATCAGGCTCTGAACGCGGCGAGACGGGCCAAGTACAAGTCAAGAGGTTAACATGCCTGGTGTTACTCCTCTCCTCCATACCAAGGTTCGGGGAGAGTCCAGTCCGTTCAGCACCGTATACATCTCTCCAACCAACGGGGTCACCGACGCATCGATCACTCTGGGCGCGAATCCTGAATTCGAGCTCGACGTCGCCTTCTATGAGGGCTCCAAGGCCTTGCTTCGGGTCGTCCGCCAGGACGGAAGCTCCGATCAGAAGATGATCGACCTCACGGAGTCCATGCCCGATAAAGTTGTCTGGTTCAACTCCAGGGCCTCTGGTGGCTACGGCACGTTCGACACCGGCTGGAAGGACATTACTGCCGGAGAAGGAGCGGGCTCTTACCAGTATCGGGTTATGGCCGGTACGATCTACATCCGAATCAAGGGTGACGGCTGGCAGGGGGCTACGTTCAACTCGCCCATCAACGTCGAGAACAAGCTCGTCGACATTCCAGCAGCATTCAAGGTGAAGAGCCGGACATGCTTCCCGCTGCCAAAGGGGGATGGAACCATTGACGGATCTATGATCGAGGTTCGTCCTAACAATACAGTGGTCATGTTCATCAAGGCCGTGGGCGCCCGGATTGTCCCCATCGTCTCTGCTCCTATTGAGAATTCTAATGGATGACGACCTATTCGCCCACGTGCACCAAGATCACGGTCGATTCCGCCGGATTCCACGAGGAACGCGTGGTTGCTCTCGATCCGGGTCAGCACTATAGTTTGGCGGGGCTTATGGGCGGCGGTTCCATTCCTCTATCGGGATTGCAGAAAATCTACAGCACTTACCACGAAGTGGCTTGCCGGAATTTCCCCAAGCGGCCTTATGCCTGAAAGGTCAAAATGACTGTATCTCAATACGCAGCATCCTGCGCCAGGTACTACGCCGACGTCGCGGATGTCGGTTACTCGCAGCCCAATCGCTGGACCTTCTACGATCGGTCCGACTGGGACGGCTGGCTCATCAACCCTCCTGCCAACGCCGACTGCTCGGCTCTTGTTGCGGGCTGTTACAACCTCGCGGCTCACCACGAGTGGGGCGAGCCTTTCACCGCCGGGTATTTTCCCCGGTCGACCTGGACCGGGTCCCTTCGGGAGGAGTGTGCTCAGCGCAACTTCGCCGACATTTCGGATTCCTGGACGGGCAACGAGCCCGATGGCGGATTCGAGATCGGCGACATCGTATTGTCTGAGGCCGCTTCGGGGGGTCGGGGTCATGTCGCAATCGTGACTGGTCTCAACCCCACGATTCTGTCCGAGGCATGGAACGCTGAGGATGGTTCCGACGACGGTTGGATGGGCGACCAAACCGAGCAAGAGGTCCGCTCCAAGGAGTACAGCGAGCACCCGTATACCCAACAGGCGGCCTGGACGCATTGCCTGCGTCGACGGGACAACCACGGAGGCTCGGCTCCCTCACACGCCGAGTCATCCGCGGGCACCTCCATTCAGGAAGCCGTTCTCCGCGCCGCCGACGTCACCGGGTGTCCCTGGTGGGCTGCTCTCGGCTGCCTCAAGGTGGAGACCGGCGAGGAGGGCGCCAACATCTACGGCCACGACGCCGGAGGCGCCTGCTCGGGCTGGGGCGAGGTAACAGAGCACAACTTCAAGAACTATTTCTGGCCCATCGTCTCCGAGTGGGGCACCTCGAATGGTGTCGGTCCGCTTCAGGTCACATACAACGGGTACTTCATCAACGATCCCGATCGAGCCTGGTGGGATCCGCAGAAGTCGGCCGAGGTCGGCTGCTCCATCCTCAAGGGTCTTATCGATGCCGAGGGTGATTCCTACGAGGACCTCCGCCGAGTGGGGTCTCGCTACAATTCCGGGACCATGTATGGGTCCTACGAAGCGTACGGCGTGCCGTTCTCCGATGCATGCCGCTACTGGTACAACAAAGGCCGTCCGTCTCAGGGCACGAGCGACGGCGGAGAGGAACTCGAAGTGTCATACGCAACCGATCTGCTTTCCGAGATCAAGGACCGTCTCGTTGAGGTCTCCGACCAGACTGGTGCCGGCATCGCCGGTCGTCGTTTCGATGGCCCTATCGTCGGCTGGCTGAAGGATGTCTCCTACAAGGAGGACCAGATCCTGAAGGCTCTCAACGAGATCAACACGAAGCTCGACGAGAAGAAGTGAGGCCGCCGTGCCTTACTGTCATATCAAGGGAGACATTCCTCCGTTCGCCACGCTGACAGTCGACCCTGATGACGGCCCCACCTATGTTGATACTGCCGGAGAGAACGGTAAGATCGACGGTATGGTGTGGTTCTTCCGAAGCACCAACGCTCGTCTCTTCCTGGATGACCAGGGGTGGAGTGCCACCAAGACGGTCACTCTGGCTGAGGACAGTGTAGTCGACGTTTCCATCAAGACTAATCGTCCAGCGGGCGGCGGAGGTGGGGGTAACGGAAACGTCCTGATCCTCGGTCGCGAGGAGCAGGTGCCGGCAGGTACTCCTCCGAACACGGTCATCGTACGAAAGGTCTGATCATGGCGTCTCCCATGAAGGGTATCGCGGTCTCCAAGAATCAGGACGAGAAACTCAGCGTTCCGTCAGCTGTTGGGGACTGGGCGCTGCTCGTAGTGGGCGGTCAACTCAACCACATGCAGGATTGCACGCCTGCCGGATGGACCGGAAAGTACGCCCATGGCGAGGACATCCGGTCTTGTACCTTGGCTGTCAAAATGGTTGCGGATCCTGCCGATACGCAGAACATCGTGTGGAAGTCCCCGGACCCGGCTCACAACGGACGGCACGTTGCAGTACTCATGGTATTCGACGGCGCCAAAGTCAAGAGCCTGGTCCCGGGTACACCTGGCAAGGGTGCTGACGGTTGGAAGAACGGACCATTTCCTCAGATCACCGGCTTCGTGCAGCATGATGTAAACACCGCCCCTGTAGCGACTTTCCCGCCCAACGTCGAGTCGCTGACCAATGGTGCCTGGGGTAAGGACACGAAGATGCCCTGGTCTTCGATTGTCGTTGGATACGCTCAGTCGGCGTACGTTCCCCCAAGCAACACCGGTGTAAGAACTCTCTTCGGCGTCGACGTCCGGCTTCAGGAACAGAACGATTCGCTCGATCCGACTCTCGCCGACGGATCGAGGATCGGCGTTAACGTGTGGGACGGTACTCGGGAGACTCCGACAGTCACGATGCGAGCAATTCCCGAGGGCGCCAAGACGATTGCGGAACTCCTCACGATTCCGCATTTCGTCGTGGGGCACCGTGGAGGATCCCAGTCCTGGCCCGAGCACACGGAGATCGGATACACCCAGGCGGTCGACTACCACGCACACGCGCTGGAGTTCTCCGCCGCACGGAGCAAGGATGGCGTCTGGTTCGGATGCCACGACAAGAGCTTGTCGCGTCTTGTCCCGGCTCTGACCAAGAACGCTGACGAGTATACCTGGGCCGAAATCAAGGCAGAGGCGTCGAAGACCCAGTACATGCCAGCGACGATCGATTGGTTGATGGACACGTATTCCAAGAGTCATGTCATCGTCTTCGATCCGAAGTACAAACTGCCTGAGTGGGAGGCCGTTTGTGACATGTTCAAGGGCATGGAGCAGAAGGTCATACTCAAGTCCTACGGAGACTCCAAGTGGGCGTTCGACGGGATGCGAGCGCGTGGCTTCAAGACCTGGGGGTATGCGTACGCCTCAGACACAACCAAGGAATGGTATCCGAACTTCCTCGCGGGGAAGGTCTGCGATATTCTGTCCATGGAGTTCAATGCGCCACAGACCACATGGGATGCCCTGAAGGCTTCAGGTATCCCGACAGTTGCGCATATTCCCGCTGACGCCGAGCAACTCAAGACAGGATGGTCTCGAGGAGCGATGGGCGCCATCGTGTCAGGTATTGCGGCCGCCTGTGAGAGGGCCGCATGAGTCCGGCGTTCACGCTGGAGATGGATTCGAGGATGGACACAGGAAAGTGGCTCGAGAGACTGAAAGAGGGCCGCTTCTTCGATTTCCTCGACGACTGCGGACAGGCCGGGGTGGCTGCGCTAGCTGCTGCTACTCCGGTTAGGTCCGGTTACACTGCATCCAGCTGGTCTTACGAGATCAAGCGGAGCAGAAACCGAGTCTCGCTGGTCTGGAACAACTCCCACGTGGAGCAGGGTGTCCCGATCGCAGTCATATTGCAATACGGGCATGGCACCAGAACCGGTGGCTATGTCCAGGGCGTGGATTATATAAATCCGGCGCTCAGGCCTATATTTGACAGCATCGTCAAGCAGCTTGAAAGTGCGGTGAGAGGCTAGTGGCGTCAATCGAGGAGCGGGTAGTCTCGCTCAAATTCAACAACGGCCAATTCATGAACGGGGTTCAGGACTCTCTTAACGGAGTCAAGAAGCTCGAGGAGGGATTGGCATTCCGAGGCGGTGTCGAGGGGATCAATCAGGTCTCAGCGGCCGCCAAGAACCTTAATTTCTCGGAGGCCCAGGCGGGTATTGCCGAGACTACGAGCAAATTCTCGGCTCTCCAGTCGATTGCCTTCGGCGCACTCGCCAGCATCGGTGGAAAGATCGCAGAAGTCGGCTCCTCGATGCTCTCGAGCTTCACGGTTCAGCCCCTTATCGACGGTATGAAGGAGTACGAGCTTCAGCTCAACTCCGTTCAGACCATTCTCGCCAACACTGCCCAGAAGGGCGAGACGATCCAGACTGTTAACGCGGCTCTGGATCAGCTGAACACCTACGCGGACCAGACCATCTATAACTTCGGTGAGATGACGTCCAATATCGGTAAGTTCACCGCTGCCGGCATTGGACTGGACGACTCTGTCGCGTCGATTAAGGGTCTGGCGAACTGGGCGGCCGTCGCTGGTGCCAACTCTGAGTCCACTTCGAGGGCTATGTACCAGCTTTCGCAGGCTATGGCCGCGGGAACGGTGAAGCTTCAGGACTGGATGTCTCTGGAGAACGCCGGTATCGCCACCAAGCAGTTCCAGGACCAGCTGATTCAGACAGCCAAGGTCCACGGCAAGAGCGTCGACGAAATGATCGCCAAGAACGGGTCGTTCAGGCTCTCCCTCCAGGAGGGATGGCTGACCCAGGAGATCATGATGGAGACGCTGAAGCAGATGGCTGGTGAGTACACCGACGAGCAGCTTCTCTCCATGGGTTACACCGAGGAGCAGGTCGCTCAGATCCAGGAGCTGGCCAAGACTGGTATGTCCGCGGCCCAGGACATCAAGACGTTCTCTCAGTTGATGGGCGTCATCGGCGAGGAGCTCGGTTCATCCTGGTCTCAGTCGTTCCGAATCATATTCGGTGACTTCGAGCAGGCCAAGGAACTGTGGACCAAGGTCGGTGCGTTCCTCACCGGTCCGAGCGGTGTCATCACTCAGATGGGTAACGCCAGGAACGCTCTCCTTCAGGGATGGGCTGACCTCGGCGGTAGGGAGAAGGTCCTCGAGGGTCTTGCCTCCTTGTTCCACGCCATGTGGGATCCGTTGCAGCGCATTGGTCAGGCATTCTCGCAGGTCTTCAGCGGCCCGTCCGCCGAGGGACTATACGCTATGTCCGAGGCGTTCGCCAACTTCATGGCTAAGTTGGTCCCCAGCGAGGCCACAGTTGAGTCGATCGGCAACTACTTCGAGGCGTTCTTCCGAATCGTCAAAATAGGTGTCATGGTCCTCACCGACTTCGGCAAGATAATCGGATGGATTGCTGGCGGAGCGCTCAAGGGACTGGGGGCTCTTATTTCCGACCTGCGCGGGCATACCGCGGGTTGGTCTTGGAGTCTCTTGGAGAACGTCGAGGCCATTCAGAGCTGGTATGACAACCTGAATGTCGCCGAGAACGTCATCAAGGCCATCATCTGGACCGGCAATGGGCTGAAGCGTATCTGGAACAACTTCTCCGAGGGATTCCACGACGAGATCACGCCCAGTCTCAGGCGCCTCAAGGAGGCCTGGGATGGTCTGTGGGAGGCTCTGAAGACTGCCGGCTCCAGTATCAAGGAGTCCATCGTCGCGCCCTTCCGGGAGCTCAAGGAGAGCGCCCAGGAAGTCGGTCAGGCGCTCGGTATCGCCAGTGATTCCACGGATGAGGCCGGCGAGACAGCCGAGGCGAACGAATCCAAGTTCACCAAGCTCAAGGACAAGATCGTCGAGCTCTTCGAGTCCGCCTTTAAGAAGTCCTACTTCTGGGGGCAGCACCTGGCCGACCATCTTATTCCAGCGATCGACAAGCTCACCAGCTTTATCAACTGGCTGACTGAGTGCATCAACAAGCAGGCCATCGTCGTCAGCGACTGGTTGACTCCTAAGATGGAGCGTCTGGCCGCACTCTACGATGAGGTATCCACCAAGTTCAGCGAGTGGGCCGAGGCCATGCAGAACGGTCCTGATATCGCTTGGCTGTCGTCCCTCGGCGGCATCCTTTCGTCATTCGGAGCTGGTGTCTGGGGTGTCCTCAAGAATCTGGCGACTCTGAACTTCGACTTCGACACCAAACCGTTCCATAAGGCGTTCAGTGACCTCAAGACGCTAATGGGTGAGTATGCCGAGTCTGTCAAGTACGGCTGGAGTACCACCAAGGAGTTCATCGCCAACCTTGAGCTCAAGGACAAGGCTACGTCCGGGTGGCGCAACTTCGTCAAGCTTATCCACGGCATTGGCAAGGTTCTATCCACAGTTGGCCACTACGCCGTCATCGCCGCCAAGGCTCTCATCGAGCCGTTCAAGGGCGCATTTGCTGAGCTCAAGAACATGGCCGACAACGGCGACTATGGGGGCATATTCGACGCCATCCTCAAGACGGGTGCCTTGGTAACATTCCTCGCAATAGCCCGGAACGTTATCAACACCTTCAGGGAGTGGGGCAAAGCCGGATCCAACTTCGCCGGAATCCTCGGCAGCGTTAAGGATGTCATTGACGGGTTCAAGGAATCGATGGAGGCTACGACCGCCAAGGTCAAGGCCACCACCGTCCTTATTCTCGCCGGAGCCGTTCTCGTTCTGGCCGCTGCGCTCTGGGTTGTCGCCCAGATCCCGGCCGGTAAGATCGTAGCCGCTGGTGCTGCTCTATATTTCATGTTCAACATGCTGAAGAAGGCGGAGGACGAGCTGTCCAGCGCCGGTGAAGGCAAGGACACGAAGGGGCTCGCTAAGCGAATGCTGGCGCTGGTCGTATTGGCCGGAGTCGCACTCCTACTAGGCAAGGCGCTGAACAACATCGGCACCATGGACTGGGATGATATCCTCAAGGGAACCCTTGGGCTCTTCGCAGTCATAAAGATGCTGATGATGGTGGCCGATACGACTACCAAGAAGAACAAGGATATCCTGGCGTTCGCTCTCACGGCGATTCCGCTGGGCATCGGTGTTATGCTCCTTGCCTATGCGGTCAAGCCGCTTGGTGAGATGAGTCTGTCGGACCTGACACAGGGTGTTCTGGCACTTGGTCTTATCATGAAGATGATGACCATGATGTCGCAGATGGGTACAGTCAAGATCAAGAAGGCCTCGGCATTCGCATTCCTAGCGCTGGCATTTACCATGCGCCAGATAGCGAAAGTCCTGACCGAGATCGGCGAACTGTCCTGGGGCGACACGATCAAGGGCATCATAGCCATGGATATTTGCCTGGCGTCCTTGACGTTCACGGTCGAAAGACTCGGAAGCGACAAGCTCTCCGGCGGCAAGTCTCTTGTCGGGGCTCTAACGATCCTTGTCCTGGCGGCGACGCTCAAACTCATCGCTAGCGATATTGAGAGTTTCGCATCCATGCCATGGGGCGATTACCTCAAGGGTCTGGTCATGATGTCAGCGGCCCTGGCCGTTCTCGTTGGGATCAGCTCCATCGGTGGGGGAAGTCTCGCCGGTGCCGCGGGCCTCTTCGTGACTGTAGCAGCACTCGCTCTCCTGGCGCCTGTCATGAAGATGTTGGGGGAGATGGACTGGGCCACCGCAGGCAAGGGTATTGCTATCATGGCCCTGGGCTTGGCCGCTCTTGTGGCTGTCGGATATGTTGCTGAGTTTGCCGCGGTCGGTCTCCTTGCACTGGGCGGCGCTATCCTGATGATCGGGATGGGTGTTGGTCTAGCGACCGAGGGTATCGCCAAGTTGGTTGATGCCATCGCGAACCTGTCGACCTCGGGCGCCGATGGTGTCCAGACATTCCTCGCGGCCGTCGACGGCTTCATTGAGAGAATGCCTGCGATGGGTACGGCGCTCGGCGAGGGCTTCATCAACTTCATGCAGGTCCTCATCGACAATTCGGGCACTATCGTCGAGTATCTCAAGCTTATCCTGACGTCTGGCGCTCAGGCTATGATTGAGTCCATCCCGACGTTCGTTCAGCTCATGACCACGATCCTTCTAGCGATCATCCAGGTCATATACGACAATGCCCAGGCTCTGATCGACTGTGCCATATTCTTGATCCTGACCTTGTCACAGGCCCTGATCGATAACATGCCGCAGTTGGTCCAGAGAGGCTCGGATGTCCTCATATCCTTCTTGGATGGGTTGAGTCAGAAGATCCCCGAGATCGGGACGAAGGCCACAGACTGTATCGTGGCGTTTATCACCAGTCTCGGCGACGAGATGCCCCGCATCACCGACGCGGCGGCCAAGACCGTCATCAAGTTCATCAACGGTCTTGCTGATGCGATCGAGAACAACTCCGAGGCGATGGCCCAGGCGGG